CACCAACATGCGTCTTCTTCTTGACCTCAAGCTCGTCAAAGACAGCCTTAATCTTCACATAAAGCCGGTCAACAACGGCCTGTGTCGTACCATCTTCCAATACGGTCCAACCGCTTCCATTCTTACCCACCAAAAAACCTTTCAAAAAGGTTACAAGATCAGCAAAGGTATTACCAGCAATTCCATCAGCATAACCTGCTTTGATTTTCTTACCATTGACCAAAAGATATTCGTCTACATAAGATAAAAGCTGGAGCAGGTCCAGATTCGTATGGGTGTGCCCTATTCCTCCACCTTCAGCATATTCTGTACTTATCTTATTCAACACGTACGCGAAAATAGCACCTATATTCGTTGTCGCCCATTTTTCCGAAAACGGTTGCTGCACGGGAAACAACACCCCCTCGGATAAGGGCTGCGAAGGGAATTCAACTAACCGAGGGGGTATGGTAAAAGAAGCCAAATCGGGTATATGGATATCCAAATTATCCGGAAGGCTATCCGTCCGCTGAAGATTGAGCAGCGGGCGTGCATCAGCATATTTGTAAGTAAATGTATAAGACGAAGGGAGTTCCTTGTCCGTATAAGTAGTGTTGTCCTCTGTCACCACAATACGGCGCAGATAATTCAAATTATAAATGTACTTCTGTTTTGATGGGAGGAAATCAATAAGCCACTGACGTTCACGATTGTCAAGATATCCGGTATTTTTCTGGAACTTACGTTCCGTATCCACCCTGTATTCTTCAGATATATCATCTATCTCGGCAATATTATGAGTATGTTCCGCCGAGAAATCAAGCTGTCCGTAAGCCCGGAACGTATCCATACCTCCCAAGGAATTTTCAAAAAGTACCCATTGTTCCTGTTCGGAAAGGATATTACCCGCCACATAACGCTGCACATAAGTAAGACGGCTACCTGAACCATCCTCCACCCATACATCATAAAAAGAAGGAAGACGGGAACCGAAAAGTGCCATTATCACAGCATATTGCACAGGAATGGTATATGCCCGTTTCTCTCCCAATGTAGCCAGTTGTTTCACCTCTTCAGTCACTTTGCCTTCATCATCGGTAAAATAGGCCTTCACTTTTACATAGGAGGATATCACAGCATAATATGTCAGATATTCGGGGGAATAGTAAGTCACCTTCTTCACTTGTGGCTGCCAAGTTAAGAAATTAGCCTTCAAAAAAGTTTCGGCAGAGCCAGAGAAACGGTCTACCCCACAACGAAGTACACGAAATGTTATGTTCTTGTCGGCAATAACAGCCGTAAAATCAGCCGCCAGCTCAGACTGCTCATAATAAGTTGTGATATCTTTCATCAAGAAAGATAATTGAGACTCCACAATATCCCGTATATCAATCGTAACATAACCATCCGTACCGGGAGTATACACAGAAGACAAAAGCCGGGTATTCCCTTTTGACAGGACAAAAGAGAAAGATTCCGCAGATTGGATGCGGAACTTCTCAATGTTACCGGACAGAGATAAAGCAGCAGGTTGATTCAGAATATTCATGTCTTTTGTTTTTATTACAAAAATAACTTACCCGGAAAAGTATAGAAAGGACAATCAGACATCCGGTGTTTTCACAGCCACAAACCACACTTCGAATTCATTATAATACATATAATCTCCAAACTGATATGATAGTGCCGTATGCTGGACAAAATAACGTTTTCCTGATTCCGCATTTTCCTTTGTCGCCGGAGGAAGAAAAGCAAGAACAAATTGTTTATCCTTATAAGGAGAATTGTTATATTGTTCTTCTGTCAAAGTCGTTTTTACCTGTTTCACCTCCCACATATAACCTGTAGAAGTATTATAATCAGAAAACGATTTGGCTGAGCTGACCGGCTCATACAAACGATAAGTATAGAAACTCGTTTCAAGAGGCTGTAAACCGCCTCCTAAATTATATTTCAATATATTTAGAAGAAGCTTCTCTCCATTCAAACTGACAGGGAGATAGGGAGAAAGAGACTGTTTCAGATTGACGGGAAGAAGAAAATCGGCAGTGACTGAATGCATGGAGTTCCGATATATATTATCAAGCCTTCTATAAAACTTTTCAAAAATCCCATCATTACCATTATAAGTCAATGTATAATCCCACAAACGGATATATGGATCTGAAGAGTCTGATGATAAATTTCTAGCATAATTAGAAATAGTACCACGAGGATACCCATGATCAGTATAAGCAAAAGCAAGCATAGGATTAAGTTTCACGTCAGTAGTTGTACTGGCATCAGAGGAAGGTTCCTCTTCCGCTGTATTATCAGCCATAAGTTTTGAATTAAGGAAGTTGGCTGCACCAATATATGGAAACACATCTTCCGCATCATTCAAATTATTATGGAGCATTACAGGCTGGCAATCGGGAACAGATATCTCATGCGTATCAAGATCGCCACCTGCACAATACTTCATATACGACTCGGCAACCTTGTCATTAATCCGCAGTACAGTCATGTCACCAAACAATACCCAAAAATAATATCCTTGACGATAGAACGCACCATCCAAAGGATCAATATGTAATTGTTTGTATTTTCCATAAAGATCTGCAATCGAATCAAAGGTTTCCACTTCTTGAGGACTTGATATCTGTTCTTCAGAAGACAATATCAGCTGCTTGTATGATTCTGGATATTCGACATTAATCCGGGAAACTAAATATGCATCCAAATCAACCTGTGATGGCAAATCAAGAATTTCATTAAGAAGTATGATATCTATTGTATGTCCCACTTCATTAGGAATAAACTCACAACAAAACTTTTTCCGATATACATCCAAAATAGTATTACAGGAACAATCCGGTAATAAATCAGTTATCCGGATGCTTCCCGATATCAACGTATCAGCACAATTATTTATAAATACCATATCTGGAAAGGGAGTTGTACGAGTGAAGAAATTATCTTTCAATGTATAACCGAAATACGACAATATGCGCTTGAGCAAATAATTTCCACGGATGAAAGGGGACATATAGTACCCGGCAGCAAGATTTATAACTGTATCTCCGTCCGTCACAGTACGCGGAACGGCATTATAAAAATCCGGTGTACCTGTAAGAGGTGTATTAAGACTGTCATAAAACGTGCCATCCACCATGAAACCATAACGATTGATATAATCAAATTTGGGAGATCCGCTGGAAGAAGTGCGGTCTGATTCAATGAGCACAGGGAATATAGCATATTCCGGATTGTTTCCACTAATCAATGACCGACAAAAATCTATGCATTGTTCAACAGTAGACAATCCTGGTATGGTCTCTGTCCCGAACACTTCGGATAGAGGCGTTTCCGATATTTTCGACAAGAAAGAACCTTCATTCATATAAAACGAAGTTTCTATACTTTCTTTTCTTTTAGCGGACAATACAGCCTGTCGACAGGCCATAAAATATCCGTCATCTTCAATAGTGGCAACAATAGAAGCAGACGGTTTCTGCTTTCTGGCCATAATATCCGGATAATCCAAAATTTCCCGATTAGCATCGGTATCCGGGAGACTCACCGGATTGGTCTGTTCACCATATTCATTAAAAAACAGATTCGGACGTTCCACTTGTAACATAGTGTCAGAGGAAAGATGATAAGCTTTCCCTTTATCTACATTTGTAATTTTCATCGTTTACTTCCTATTTTGCGTGATCGTTCTTGTAGTTTCCTAGCTTTATCAAAATCATCAAGAAGAGTATAGGCAGGCAAGCCATCCTTTTTCAATAGCAGAAGAGTGTCATTAAGTTCTTTTATAGAACGGCTTAATCCGAGATCCGGCTGAACAGTGGGAGAAAGTACAGTAGCGGTTTGGATTTCTCCTCCAGACTGTCTACCTATAGCCTGTGCCTGAAGATATTTATTCAAATCCAAAGTACGGATGGTTCCAGCCTGTTGTGCCTGATCAAGAATAGACAATATGGGTGCAATGGTAGGATTCTTCACCGCCTCATTGCTAGCTACCCATTCCTTGGATGATCCGGCAGGTCCCTCTCCTACTATGACAGTAGGCTTGTCTATAAAGCCACGACGTTTAGGATCATAGACAGCATGAAACTCTTTTCCGTCCTGGGCACGAGTGACATCTATATATCCTCCGGACTGTTTACCGGGAACACGGGTATAAATTCCAGAAGAAACGCCACTAGACGAACCTGATGCAGTCATACTTTTGACCTTATTACGTTCCGCATTAGCTGCTGCTATTTGTATAGCACCAGTAGCAGAAACTACAGCAGCTGCAATAGCACCTGCAATGGGTCCTAAATCCGCATAAGCTTTCATTACAGAAACAGCAGTATCAGCTATAATCTGTGATACTTTTATTGCAAAATTAATATCCGCATATTTCTTTTGAACATTTAATTTCTTTTGTTCTTTTTCATTCTCCAAACGTTCTACTTCATCAGCATTCCCTTTAGCAGCATCAATTTCTTTATTATACTTTGTTTCTATATTATTTATTTCAGCGTCTTGTAATGATTGAAAAGCATTAGAAAAAATATCAGTCCATGTATTTACCAATTTATTAATATAGTCAGTCTTAATTTTAATAAATCCTGCAATTATTTCTTCTGTACTTAGTTCCCATTCTGTTATAGCAATAGCAAATTCATTTAATTCTAGCTTGTATTTTTCCTTTAGACTTACTAATCCATATTTATCCAAAGCTTGCTGTCTTGCTTTTTCATAATTTACTGTCATTTCTAATTTTGCTTTCTCAAACGATTCTTCCAATTCGAGTAAATCTTTACCATTACTTATCAGCAAATCTTTACGAGCATTATACGATGCATTTAAAGCATCTATTTCCATTTGATAAGCATCCTTAGGAGTTATAAGATTAAAATCTTGTCTAAATTCTTTTACAATATCATTTATTTTTTGTTGTTCATTTATTAAATCTTCATTATTTTTCTTTTCTGCTTCAACAATGCGTTTATTAGACTCTCTAATAAAATCTTCTTTCAATTTTATATTGGTAACAAGTAAAGATTGTGAATCCTCATAATATGCTTTTTCAATATTCAACCGAGCTGTACTATTGGCCTTATCAAGCGCAAGCATCATAATACTATACTGTTCTTGTGATATATTCTTTTCTTGCAAAGATATATTTAAGGCATATTTCTGATCATTATACCATTTATCCTGTGCAATAAGTTCTTCTTCGCGCATACTTCTCATACTCTCAAAGACATCTTTTTCAGTGTCTAGTATGGCTTTCTTTTCCTTTTCCGCAGCTTGCCTAGCCTTTCGGGCCGTTTTCTCTATTTCCTTAGGATCTACAGGAATATCAGGAAAACGATTTTTATAAATTTCATTAGCAAGACTTAAATACTCATTAGTTGCATTCTTCTCATCAGCGATCCAAGATGCAAGCATAGATTTATTCATTTTATTAAACTTGCTTTGAGCTTCCTCCATTTTTTTATTTCTTTCAATACGGCTGTTAATCTGCTCTTCAATGGTTTGTCCTGTAAGCACCTTCATTTGTTCATTAGATCCTTCCAATAACTGTTTTGCTTCGTCCAGCCTCTTTTTAAAATCCTGCAATTCTTCATTGGAAAATTGAACAAAAAACATATCTCCCGTCTTACGGTCTGTTTTCCATTTTCCTCCTTCTTTCAATAATTTAGTATAAATATCAACAGTCTTTTTATAGGATTCAATATTGTTTTGTGTTTCTTCAATCTGTCCTCTATTGATATAAGCCAAACGTTTTTTTTCTGTTTCAATAAACTCTTTCGCTTTCTCAGTATTTACAGATATAGCCTCCCCATAATCATTCCATTCAGACACAGCAGAAGGTACTATTCTCGCAATTTCCTTTATAAGACTATTAAGTTCTGATTGCTCAGCAACACTCAAGTTTGTTTTGATTTTCAGTTCATCATATCGATCAAGCAAAGGACCAAGTTTAGTCTGTAATGAAATAACCTTTCCTATTTGATCTTCAAATTTTTCATTGGCAGAATCTAAATAGCCTGAAATAGTACCCATTATCTTACCCAATGTCCCCATGAAGGATTTGATAGCCGGTTCAAGTATCTGTCCTATCTTATTATAGATAGATTCCATCTGATCCCCTATATTTGATTCCAAGCCAGCCAGTTCATTCATCTGGGTAGCCATAGAACCTTGTACACCTTGTAATTTACCCAATGACAAAATATAGTTTTTAATTGCCATATCCGTATTCTGCACCTCAGTAGTTACCCCCCTGAATGTATATGCAGTAGTTTTTCCATTCTTCGAAGCGGTGATACCAAATTCCTTCAAACGTTCATTCTCACCCGTCATGGCATCAAGCAATGCTTCTATAAACTGGTCTATATCCTTGCCTTGGGACATTGCGATATCTCCCATTGCTGTCAGTTCATCGGTCGTTGGTTTAATTCCACGATTAACTAATTTAATATATGATTCAGTCCATTCTGACACACTGGCCGGCGTATCTTTAGCAAGCTGCTGCAACATCTTCATTGCCTTTGCCGCCTCCTCTGAGGAACCGGTAGCGTTACGAAGAGTCGCTTCAAAACGGGCATATTCCTTACGGGTTTCATAGGATTTCATTCCAACATCTTTCAAGTATCTGACAAGTTGCACGGCAATAAAACCTTTAGCAGCCGTTTTGGCCATATTCATCGTTTTATCAAATGCAGTCAGCTGTTGTTGGGCATATTTCCCAGTACCCCTAAGTTCCTCCATCCGGTTATTTACTTTGGCAAGTTCCGCTTCAAGTTCGGCATATTCTTCTGGATGTGTTGATTTTACTGTCTGATCCAACTGTTGGCGAAGATCTTTAGCTTTTTTTCGTAGTTGGGCCATAGTAAGCCCTGTAACATCCAGCTTCTTCTCCAATTCACCAATCAGCTTGTTATTGGTTGAAATAGTCTTATTACTTTTTTTTATTTCTTCATCAAGACGCTTATATGCATCCGATTCTTTTTCCCCTTGAGCCTCCAACTCACGCATCAATTCACGACGTTCCTTATTTGTTTTATTCAACTCCCTATTAGCCTTAGTGAGTTTGTGAATTTCCTGCTGTGCTTTGGACGATTCCACAGATAAAATCCACTTGATTTCGTCTTCATTAAGTTTCTTAGCCATAATCAGTAGTCTATATATGATTGAAAATCTAATTGATCAATATCCGATCCTTCTTGAAGTTGCCGGGTGATATACTTACGTATGTCCTGAGTAAAGCCATAACGCAGATTAGGAAGCACTTCACCATAAAGCACCCCCCAAATGACACGGTTATAGATGGAAAGTTTTCTACGTATCCGCAGATCCTGCCGAAAACGAATATCCAAGAAACGCATATAAGGAAGAACGCCCATATAATATACCTGACGTTCGGTTCCTCCTATTTCCACCGGAGATTTTTGAATAGATTTGAGCAAATTTCCGGATATGACATTCAAATTCTCCGATATGACTTCCTGTTGTATCTGACGTATTTTTTGAAAACCGACCGATACAACATTGTGAATGAATGTTTTTTTGATAAGTTGGTCTGTTACCATAGCTTCATAAATTTGAAGCTAAAGTAGTTATAGAAAAGAAAAAGGCGAAGGACAGATTTTATACCGCCTTCGCCCATATATTTAATATAAATCAAATAAGAAAATAAGTACTTGATAGTATTTTCAAGCCTATGGTACACATTTCCATTATTCACTGTAATCCATCAAATCAATACGATAATCAGGGTTTAGATCTATAGAATAACATTGCAGCAAATCTTGTTTGAGAGCCTTAAACATTTTCTTATCCCCACTATTCTGTTTATCTTCAGGATGTATATAACTTATATCTGTCGGACGATAAGTATCAAGTGTCATGTGCCAATAGTTTACCTTGCTTGGTGCATGATGAACTTTTAGTCGCGGATAAGTTAAAGCCGTTTTTTTCTTATTCTCAAATGCACCTACCAAATGAGCATCATAGCTCCTCTCAGTTTCCGACATATTTTTTTTTACATTCTCTTCATATTTATCTCTTTCTTCTTGTGACTCAAAATGTTTATAAAAAGGGAAAGTTCGGTTATGAATATCACGGACAAAAAAACAAAGTCCAAAACATGTACCATAAAAATGATAACTATCTTCAGTTGTATATAGTTTTGGGTCTACACATTGACCGTCCCATGCTTCTGTAGCCTCCTTTGTAGCCGGTAAAAATCTTAAATGAGCATCACTAGACGTATTAAATAATCCTCCCGCCAAATTCATTGAAAGATTAGCCATATTATTTTTAAAAACCTTATCACTAAGTACACGATCATTACTTTCAGTATCCACATAATAATCCTCTACACGTCCTTCAACTAATCTTACCACTAATAAATCAGGATATTTAGTTAACAAATAGTCCGTTTCCATTTTTTCTTTATAACCAGGACAAGGCAATATTTCCGTTGGATAAGATTCAGGCATCATTTCTATCAACAAACTTTTGCAACAACTGAATTTATTGTATCAACAAGCTCATCAATAGACATCTCATCAGCAACAAGTAAAGTCTTTTCTCTATGAATTGAGAATACTACAGGGGCTTTTACTTCATCACATAAAAACTGTGAAATACTAAGTGTTAATCCATTGGGTAATTTAAGAACTGTATCTATTGTTTCATCATCTTCATTATATGACGAAACAATATCATTAAATTGCAATCTGCAAACAGTATTTGACAAAGCTAAAAGATATTCTTTTTTATTAGACGGAAATCCATCGCTATGCTTAAAAAAAGAATTTTCAATGGCTGTATGACGTAGCTGCATTTTAATCGAACCAATTTCAACAGGACTAGATATGTTCATAGAACGAGCAAAATCCTCTGATGCGTGGTTATAGAACATTATCGGCATTCCAGATTTGGTTCCTTCACAAATCTCACATTCTAGATATGGCAATAATTCTTCATTGAACGATTGCTGTATATTATTACTTGTCGCCGCTGTTGTTACAGCAGCAACAAGTAAAGAAGAAAAAGTATTTGTACTATGCCGTGACATTATCTACAAGTTTATTTTTAATATCCAATATGCCATTAAAAAAAGAGCTCACTCCTTCTATTCCTAAACTCAATATTTTATCAGGAACAGAATTTAAATCAAGTTGCAATAAAAGTACATCACGAACTGTTTGTAAATCATTGTCGTTTCTTGTCTGTTTCCCGTCAAAAATGTTATGAAGTAAATTCATTTGAATTTCCGTATCACCAAATTTAATTAAGCGCTTTAACAGGAAACTTAAATTAATATCTTTCGATTGTACCCCATCAAAAACAGTTTTCTTTAACCAAAGATTCCAAATGGCATCACTATTTTGATCTTTATCTTTAAAGATGGCATATAAAGGAGCATAAGCTATACGTGTTACCTGCATATCACCTTGCGTTTCCAATATAGATGTAAACCATTTAATGCTTTGGTCGCAAAAAATCTTTTCTATATTGCTTCCATAAACTTCTTCTTTAGCTAAAACTATATCAATTTTTCCAGGCTGGAAAGCTATATTGTACTCATCTCCGTTATCAAACTTCTTAAATAGTCTCCATGGCATACCATACATAGGCATAGCCGGATTAACCCCAAGCATGGGCACACCCGCAGGTGCTATACCATATATTTTACAATCAGGCATCAGCAGCTGTTTAAACTGCTCTGCATTTTCGGGAGTGTATCCTATATTCTGCTGCAAAAAAATTGTACTTCTTAATTGTACAACGGTCATTTTTTCTTTCATACAATATTTATTAATATTGGTAGTCTATTTACAAAAGCAACACGTCCTCTCTATTAAATTATTCACTTTTATGTGATCTTATATTATCATCCAATCCGGTTACGACATCATCTTTTAGCAGTTTATTTTACAAAAACAAATGTCCATCCCATGCGTTTATTTTTGTATTTAAACTATTTTTTTACATATGAATTACTATACTTTCTATTAGTTTTTAACTTCCTAAATAGTATATCATTCACTTTTTATGGCAAAAGTATAAAAAACAAATGGAAATATAATAATTAGACTAAAAGAAATATCGTATTTTATCTATAATTATTTCTGTTTAAACATCCATCGGAACTCACAGCCTAATGTTCCGGGACGTGGTTGGAAACGAAACCCTCCCATAAGAAGCGAGTCGTAGACATCCTCCAAGCTGACGGATGTTCCCGGATCAATCTTCTTTATGGCTTCATACACATCCTCAGTAGAAAACCAATGAGTCGCATCGGACTCATTGGTTGCGGGAGAATAGACAGTCATCAAGGCAGTGATGTAATTGTCTATTTTGGTTTCATTATTCTGACTCATCAAAAGAAGAAGCCTTAAGATCTTTCAAAATCTTGCGCACACCACGAAGCTGCTGCAACATGACCAGACGATCACCATCACTGGCATCCGCTTCCGGATTCTCAATCAGTTCAGCTATACAGTCAAGTCCTTCAAGAACATTATCAATTTCGCTATTACCGTCTTCCTGCATACGACGCAACACATTAAGACTTTCGTCGCTTAGAATAATTCCATTAATATTCATTTCTTTTAAATCATTAAATTACAATATCATAATATTAGCTATAAGCAAGCTTTTCAACGGTGCACTGCTTGTATTGTCTTGCTGTATGCAGCAAAGATAAAACAAATATGATGAAACATATAGGACAGGCAATTGTGCTTAATGCAGGGAACGAAACGAAGCAATGTGGCACGTAGTATGAACAATACCAAACGTGAAAATGTTCTAAAGAATTTTCCTTTTTTACTTAAAAAAATAATAACATAATGAACATCAATGCATTTCAATAAAAAATGCGGATTTTTTTGCAAAGAATCAAACTTTGCTCTTTCAATAAATACAGTCGTTTTCATTTTTGAGTACATTTAAAATGAATTAATAAAATTAGATAAAGGAAGGGAACAAAAAAAGTTCCGCTCCCCGTTGTACTCCACCTTGACATAGGCAGTGGGTCCATTAAGACTCCACACGGGACGGAACTATATGTTTTGCCGAAGACATAAAAAATGCCCGCAGCTATAATGGCGAGCCTACTCGCCTATGTCAAAAAGGAGTACGCTGCAAAGATGAATATTATTTTTGAACTAGCAAAACAAAAGCGGAACTTTTTTAGAGTTCCGCTTAATTTATTGTTTTGATGTTTCATTATATCCACGGCGTGTTTCAAATCCATCTTTAATAGCTTCATTCTCCAATATCTCTTTACTCAAAAGCCAATGATAAACATTTTGTTGTCCAACAGTTACAACATACGCCTGTTCAAATTTCCATCCTAAACGCCCCATATAATTCATAGCATCAACCATAGAATTAAATGTCATGGCTTTACCATTTTCATCTACCAATTTAGACTCCCACATATTTCCATCTTGACCAAAATCAACAGAAACAGTTACTTTTGTACTCAAGAATTTTGAAGAACCTAATAATTCACAATAAACACGATGCATTTCATCTTTTTGAGAATATGCAAAATTACTAAGCACCAACATTAATAAAAAAACAATTTTCCTCATGCTATTTTTTCTTTAAATAAACTTTCTTCCCATTACTATTAATATAATATTTCCCACCCCGTGGGCCTGTATATATAGTTTTATCAGATTTTCCATTAGAAGAATTTTTATAACTATTAGACTTAGACTGATGCTGCCAACAATAATCACTATTAGGTTGAGCATTCCTAGAACATTGAGTTCCTTTAAGTGCATAAGCTTTACATTGCTTTTTTTCAACATCAGATTTATCTTTATCTTTTATATTAGTATTCAATTCATTTGAAACCAGTTTAGAATTTAAAACAGACAATTTGTTTTTTAATGAGACAATTTCCTGATTCAATAAATCAATACTATTTTTCATTTGCTGGATAGTATCATTACTCTTTTGTAATGCAACTTTCAAGGAATAATTTTCATTTTTCAATTCCTTTCTACTTTGAGACATTGCTTCTACACTTATAGAAAGACTCAACAATATTGCTAATATTTTTAAAGTATAAAAGATTTTCATATATATTTTTTTTGCAAAGCTAACAATTACTTTTTAATTAGTATTAAAACTAGACTAAATATTCATTGAAACCAATCAAAAAAACATTGTTCTATATAACACAACTGTAAGGTGCTTTATTTCTAAAACACCTTACAGTTACCTACCCATGATTATATCTCCTACAACATTTGCCAGTACATTGGAGCCAAAACCTTTCAGACCGTCCAGCTTCTCAATCATGGAGATTATTTTATCTAATTTTTTATCCAGGTCACATAGCTGAATCGTCGTACATTTTGTGCTTAAAATACCTTCGTACATGAAACCCGGAATCAACATCCTTAAGGTTTTCTACAGCCTTGCGATAGCAGGATAAAGCCATTTTTTCGGCAGGAACTTCTGCCGGCAATTTATGCCCCATGTCTTCCGCAATGCTTCTGGCATGATCCGAATAAATCATATTGGCAGTTACCCATAAAGCATAACTGTTATAATGCGGTTTGTCTTCACATACTCCTCCGAGCGATTCAACAGTTTTTTCAAAAGTATCATAGGACCAATGGAATCCTTTCATTCCATCCTGGTTGACGATACGTTTGCCGATATTCATCGCCTCATGTTCGGAAAGATAATTGTCCCAACAAACAGCCTCCAAATGCGAAAGCCAGTTTTCGGCCAGATCAGGATGAGCCGCTGCAACCGCTTTGAACATATATTTTTCGGTCTCACCAAATATCTTCATATTCTTCGGATCCTTACTTGCCACCATCTTCTCATAAAGATCATGGTAACGGTCTATCATTTCTTCTTTAGTCTTCATCATTATTTGATATTAAAGTAAACTCCCCACAATGAAGCGGGGAGCAAACTCAAACTTTTTTCTCCCTTTTCTTTTTTACAGGCTTTAATGACTTTTGCACTAAAGTCCTATCAAGCTGTGGGAGCAGCCGGAAAGGTGGCCGCAATGGTCAACGGAGTAGCCAAGCTCACACCAAACGCACGGTTACAGCACTTCACATTCTCAGGAGTAACCTGAGTAACAAGAGGAGTAAGTGTAATCGTAGGAACAGCACCAGCCGCACCGATAAAGGCTACCTTAAACTGCTCAACCCATTGTTTGGTGACAGAACGGCATGATCCTTTAGGAGTGTAAGCAACAAGCACTGCTGCATTGATGGTTACAACAGTCTGGGTATTCACCGTCTGCTGTTCTGCGACAGTAAAATTAACTATGCCGGTAGGTTGCACACCATTTTCAGCGCAATAAGCCTGGCATAAATTCTCCACTACATTAGTCAGATATTGCTGGCTGGTAGCGGCGATTGCAATAGGAGTCAATTGAATCATAATGATATATATTAAGAATTATTCTGCATCGGAACTTATACCGTCCGATTTCGGTTGGGGTTCATCGCTTCCGTCAGCTTCCTTATCAGGCGCTGTCTTGACGATGTATTCTTCTTTGAGAATCAAAGGCAGGTTATATTCAAGCAAGGTTTTAAGCTCCTCCATGTCTTCCTTTTCAAAAATGACCTTTCCATCCATCAATGACAAACCTCCATTCTTGATGGCATCATCCACTATTTTGTGAGCCATTTCGGGCAACGCATCATCTGGCACTTGTGAGATATAGCGGTTAATGACAGGTTCTATGATAGTCCCGCTGACATTCTGCATTATCGGAGATAATTCCGCAGCAAGACTCCATCCGGGTTTAACGAAACCTGTTGATTTCAATTTAGTTTCAATCATCTGCACAAAAGGGAACGATCCCATTTTTTGTGCGGAGAATTGCTGTACTACAGGTTGCAGCCATTTATTCAGCACTGCTGATAATATTTGTGAATTGGTATACATATAATATATTGTTTGAGTTTAAAAAGAGGAAAGGACGGAATGAAACCGCCCTTTCAATGAGATTTACTGGTTACAACCGCAGCAACCGGTATCACATACCTTACGTTGCGGGACAACAAGTTCACTTAACGCAGCCAAATCAGCAATCTGCTGTTTCATACAAGCCAGAGTGGCAGTATTAGTACCATTATATACAGCCTGATTCATATTGATGGCATTCTGCTCGTTCTTGTCCAAATTAATACGGGTCAATAAACGATCGTACACATCAGCCAATTTCTGATCAGTGTAAGTGTTCGCCTTCAACAATGCGATCTCTCCATCTTTTGCTGCCAGTTTGTCCATCATAGCCGCTTCATAACGGCTAATAGGTTTGTCTTCCGAAGTAATCACTTCCACAGGACCTGCCGCCATATTACGGTTATAACAGCCGCCTCCCAGAATATTACCCGCATTCAAACCCAAAAATGATGCGATACCTGCTGACGCTCCGACAGTATTGTAATTGCCTTGTCCCTGGCCGGTGACATTATAGTTCTCACCGTTCATACCTTTGATAGTCATAATATTATGTTTTAATAAGTTACTAGGCCAGGCTATAACCTGACATCACAAAGGTACAGACTATAATAATCAACTGAATTACAGTTATTTGCTTCTTATTTACCAATTACTTTCGACTTATTTTCAAGATGTTTGCGAATAACTTCGACATCTTTTTCCATCCACAGGCTGGCAGAAATTCGGGATGAATAGGAAGCAAGCAGATACCGGATACTAGCTTCTGTACGGTCCATATACTTGCTGATTTGGGAAGGGTAGAAACCTTCTTCGGATAACAGTTTTACCAAAATGCAGCGGGCATCCACCACTTCGGCGGCCCGATTGTCTGACAGGATAAATTCCTGATGTATTTCCGTGAAAGAGGCGACTGATTCAAGGATTTCATTAAAACGTGCGGTCTTGCTCATAATAATGCAAAATTTAGAAACAATTTATTAAATAACATTGTTGTTTATCTATCCCCGGCACATCCAAAGGTTTTCAAATTCGACTGTCAATAGAATAAGAGCAAGACCGCAAGCCGGGGATTTTTTTTACCACTGCAACAGATTATAATTAACGGTAACAGCCAATACAGGCGACAGCCCGTCAGCACCAATACCATATCCGGCAGAGAGCCCCAATCCCCACCGCTTGTTTTTTTGTTTTATAAGCCCTACGAAAGTAGGACGATATAATTCAACAGATTTCAGCAATGGGTTGTATCCACTTATCAATATCTTATAATCATCCGTTTTATATTCCCGTTCTGCAATAGGTATGCTGGCTGGAACACTGTCCGGAACATAATCATTCAGTGATGTATCAGCAGGTTCTTTCCCAGATGCGGCAATGAATACAGTATCATACTTCACAAAACGTTCTGTTACAGGAAACGGAAAAACCGTATCCCTGATAGTATCAATAACAGGAGGCATCCACACAGTATCCACTGTAAACGTTTCAGGCTTCTCTGCCGGACGGGAACACCACGACAGAGAAAGCATTACGCTCAATAAAACAATTAATAAATAAGGAACAGATTTCATGATTCAATGTATTTAATGATACCTTCAACATGAATGGCTGTTATCGCTTGCTTTCCTTCTTCAGACAAAAGGAAAGCTACATCTTCCATATTGTCCTGAAATAAGTTTTCCGTCAATACAGCCGGACATTCCGTATGTTTTAATATATAGAATCCGCTCTCCTTGTCCGGATCACCATCAGCCATATCTTTTCTAATTTTCATTCCAGAAAGGAATCTTTCAGCCGAAGCATACAGACAATCAGCAAGCCTGTCCGCTTTTGTCTGCCCTATACTGGTCCATGCCTCCCATCCACGAGCCTGCATCCATTGCGCCCCGTTTCCGGCGGCGTTACAATGGATGGATACCAGAAGAACATTGCTCTTTCCCAATTCCGAACAAATATCATTCACACGGCGGCATCTCTCCGATAGCGGCACATCAACTTCCTCACGCACAATCCGGAGTGTTTCATACCCCCTCTTACACAACTCATGCTCCACACGGACGGCAATTTCACGGGTATACAACGCCTCAATCAAACGACCGTCCGGAGAACGCTTGCCTTGTGTATTGGCTCCATGGCCATTATCAATTAAGATTTTCATGTTTGCTTTCATTTTCTATCTCATTTATAACATCTTTCAATTCTTTACTTTTCATCCCGACCAGTCCTTTAAAGACACTCCACAGACTGATATGGTAATGCAGACCTTTACATTCGCAATAATTACTGATCACACTCTCAAGTTCACAGTAACAGGCTATCAACATACAGCATACAGAAATAGTGGAATAAGGAATACCCAAAGGTTCACCAATAGCTTTTCCTAAAACAGCCCCCAATAGAATTATACATACGTAATCCCCCATTTTTATAAGAGTTCTCCGGATAGCCCGGCTTATACGCACTTCCTCCATCCTGCGTTTGGATTTGCTGATACCCCACCATAAATCTGTAGAAATAAGAATCAAAGCCAGCAGCATCAACCATCTCATATCCCACATCAAACTATAAAATTCGGTAATGAAAACCGAAAATGTGATTTTAGAACTTGTATTCATATCTGTTTTAAGTTATGTGTTTCATTATTTCTTTTACATTCATCCAGTCGGGAGCCGATGCGACAAAGCTCATACTCCAGCCTATTGACGATAATTCGGGAGAAACAAAAGGTACAATTGTCTGATTCTCCGATATAGGCTTGAGCCAAGACATATTACGGGAATCATACATCATATAAGCGCGCACCTCATTCAATAGTTTCAAAGTCCGGTCACTCTGAATGGCAACCTCTACCATATCAGACTTATTCCCTAATTTGACCGCAACCGTCACCGCACGCTTATGCGTATCCTCTATGGAACCTATATTGTCCTGAGAGCTTTGTATCTCTCCAAAATCGCAGAACAGATAAGTTCCTATAAGGGCATCCACCCGTTTTTTAACATCTTCAAAACGCTGTCCGAAAACAAAATTGGAGATATCGGGTACTAAAGGTCCGGGAAGATCGGCTATATACCTCTTCAATTCCTCATATTCATACAGATCGGAACTTCCGTTGATAAACATATCCAAAACCCCGTCACGGGCAGGAAACCGGGAAAAATATTTTAAATACTCAAGAATCATAGTATATCATTTATAACATCAATTGGCAACCGGGTGGTATTGGCGATCTCAGCAACATCCATTTTGGAAGCATGAAGGCTACGCACGGATTCAATCATCTTCTTTCTCAGGATTCCAAGATATTGCAAGACGCTCATCTGGGATATCTCACGCAAATTTCCATATCCGTCAGCACTCAAACCGTACAAAGCATCCTGTGCCCCTGTGCTTATCACAGATTCCTTTCCTGGTATGATTTTAGTAAGAATCTTGTATTCTGTACGGCTGAAAAGATAATTGATGAATCCCTTGAAATTGAAACGGATGGCCTGCAATGTTTTAATATCCACTTTTGAAAAAAGAACGGCACGTTGATGCGCCTTGTCACTCTCATAAGGCAGTGAAGAATACAGGATGGAAGCAAGCAGGGGAAGCTGCTCATCTCGACAATCCGCCAGCTCACGCGCGTCAATAAACTGCTGTGCCGTCAATGAGGTTGTCAGCATAGAGAATCCTGTATCAATGGTATAACCAAGACAAGGTTCATCCTGCCCGTCAATATGGACCGATGCTATAAATTGTTTGCAAAAACAGGAATCTACCACAAACTTATAATCAAGCCGTGACAGATAGCGGGATATGGTTATTCCTGTCAGCCTTTCCGGAGGAACACGTTTGCATAACTCATAAGAATCGGTGTCAAGATCCGCCAGTGCCGCATCATTATCCGGATAACAGATGAGAAAAGGAAATGTGACCTGCTCAGCCAAGCAAGCAATGTTTCCCATGGCATCCGCATCGGTTATCTTATTGATATCCCAGCCCATCACCCTGCATACATGGCGCACACGTACAAGACCGGCGGAAAGTTTACCTGCGGACATGGAAATCAGATCCGCAACCAGTTCTTTAAATTGAAAAGTGTTCAACCCCTCCCAACTGTTCGGAATGGAATACACGCTTCCTTTCAGGGTAAATTCAATATCATTTTTCATGGCATCAAATAAATTTTATCATCCGGACGATTGAAAGATGTTTCAGTTACAATATCAGCATCCGTATTTCCGGATAAAGACAAATCAATATTTTTAAGGCTTTCCAAAGCTTGTGACATCAGATCGTCAGATAAAGTTAACATCCTCTCCTGCTCCTGGGTACCATAACGCATAACTTTTGAATCTTCAAACAAATTACGGATGGTTGACGGAAATTCAAGGATATCAAATCTTCGTAATGACAATGCCACTGTTATTTTAGCCAGACATCTGTCCAATTTTCGACGGTTCGTCTGATCATTCTCCGACAAACGCTCATAATAGCCGGATACATAATCATCCAATGCCTCTTGCTGGATCGGGACACACCTGAAAAAGTACAGGAATGAATTATCAATAGGGTAAGATGCATCGAACTCATAGGTAGTTTTCAGCTTAAGGTTTTCCAAAGCCTTATAAGTCTTGGTCTTCTTCCATTCCTCATCCGAATCAAGCAGCTGAAGCAACGTATCCATTGCATTATAGTAATTATCACGATAGGCCCTGCGCATCTGCTCCTGCTCATTCTTGTAGATATCCACATCCGATTTACGAAGTGACAGCACATTGAATATAAGCTGTTTTGCCAATGTCAGATTAGCCACGGCACTTCTTAATGCAGCCTTTTCATCGTTGTCCTCTCCTGCTGCTATCTTCTTGTAGATATCAGGGGATATGACGGATTGAACCTGCTTAATGGCACTCATGGCACTTGATGCAAGATCCTTGAAATTCATATTACTCTCCGCATAAGGGGAATAAAGGTGGAACTGGGCCACATCTATAAACAATTCTTCTAAAACATTCATGGCTGCTGATTATTAAGACGGTTAGACGGTGATACATCTTCCTGGCGTGACGGTATTTCCCGGTAAAAGCCTATCCGATAACCTTGTTCGTACAATTCAGGGAAGTTAATACGGATAGCCTGGTTAAACGGCTCACATACAATCTCATCTTCCGGTGCCAACTGAAGCAGATAAATCAAATAGTTGTAATAAGCGTCACTTCCGCTTTTGCTGATCACACCGTCCTTGCTGACCGATGAGATGGAGGAATCCAACCCGACACTTGACAGCAACACTTCGTCAGCACGTTTATCGTAGCTGATAATCGCGTCAATGTATTCTTTATATTTTAAATCGACGGTTTCTATCTTCCATCTCTCCTCTTCCCCGCTGCTTCCATTCCGAAAGCTGAAAGTCGCGTAAGCCTTTCCTTGGTTATCGGCTCCGGACAAGTAATCGGATATATTGTCCAATTCCTGTTTTATATAGCGGATCAAGGTAGACTCCTTGAACTCAGTCCCAATCTCCAGCCCGTTGTACAGCAATAGTTTCTCCTTTTTCGAAGCACGTTCCTTGTTTTCGTTGCAAAGATTGGTAATCTGGGTTCTCTTCGAATTAACCCATGCGTTAGGAATGATAATATGTATTTTAGCCGCCAGCGAATTACGAAGAAAGCTGTTAATATATACTGCATTTTCATTGGAACCCTTGATATAAGGCTGTGTACCCTCGTGTGTCTCATTCTCTCCATAGAAATTATCAATGGACTTCTCACGATGATGGGAAACAGCAGCGAACCTGTATCGCGATACATCCTGCATACGCAATTTAGGATAAATGCGCAAACTGGTACTGATTCCATTGATAAACTTACCAACAGCTATAGCCGTGAAATCCTTATAATAAACCATATCATAAGCCACATCCGTCCGGGTGGTGGCCAAAAGACAATCCTTATTCTCCATGGCTTCCAGACCAGCAACCGGCAACACACCCGGAACAATCCCTTTTCCTGCTGAAAACCGCCACTTTACAAAGAAATCGCGGAAATAATAATAGTTTTTGATGTTCTGTTTGGCAAACGCCCGGTATCCCTGCTCCATTCCATTCTGCTCCCAGCTTTCCAGCCATCTCTGTATACTAGGTTCCATAATCCAAGTTCTCTTGACCTTATTATCGACAAGTTCTGTCTTATAGACAGCCGGTCCGGAGCCATACAGCATATTGACCTGTTTGGTTATCAATCTTGGAAGCAGCCTGTTATGCTTGATATCGCTTGCTACTTCCTGGCATTTCAGATTGTTCCAGCCACGAGAAGCGATGTTATACCCTTTGACCGTAAGCCATCTCACCTGTCCTTCCAATGCCACCGGATTAACAGATATAGTACGGTTACGCTGTAAGGCATCCTGCATATTCCCTTCCCCTAGCTGGAAAGATATCACACTTCCGTCATTAACATACACGCCAAGGCATCCCTGTATCTCTATATTACTTTGTTGACTCATGATAACCAATCTATTTTATGTAGTTTAAATCCATCTTGCGGAAATCCCATATAGCGTATCAATATAGTGTAACACATACGGGGTTCTCCGTCCTTGTCGGTAAACAGGAAGAAGTTATCACTGTCCACACTGAAACGTTCATGAGGCAATTGGGTGCGCCATCTGCAACCGTCCTTTATTACGATCTTAGTGGATGCCTCATTACGTTGCAGGCTACATGGATAGAATGCTATGGTAAAGCATCCATCAGGCAGCTTGGATATCTCTTTGGCCCATTGCATGGCCTGTGTGCCCGACATCGTAACGTTATGATCTATTACCTCTTCCATGCTACGAATTTATTCGTTTTCCGATACAATAGAAAAGACGAAATTCCACAGACTGAATCATATTTTCACCCTATCACCCCCTGTGCCGCTCAATCCGAATTATCAGCGCGGCGTGGGGTCAATCGTCTCTTGAAAAAAGTTCAAAAACTTTTCAAAAAGTCAATCGTTTATCCATGATTCACATAATGCTTATTTAAATGTCAAACAGACACTTATATTAAATCAATTGAACTTATTATTTAAGCCAAATTTTAATTATAAGCTGAAATTATCCGGAATATCATCAGGAATGCTGGTCAATTCGTTAAGAACTGCATCCCCGTACAGGCCGTACATCAGATAAATGAATGCAGAAGGAATCTGCGTTGTCAGTCCAGCCTGACGGTGAAGCGGTATCTTAACCTCGCTACTCTTGTCCAGCTCTATACGTCCGTTGGTGCTCTTACGTGGTGAGAGAGGTATAGCACTACAGAGGTTAGGGCATTCATTTTCGTCAATAAAAACGTGAGGCAAAGCATTGCTTCTGTCACCAAACAAAAGCAACATCAGCTTGAACTGCTGCCAATGATAGATTGTGGCCTGTCCTTCGTTCATGAGCTGCACTTCGAACCCGTAACTTTCCAGTTCTCTCTTCAGTGCACGGCTGTCAGTCGTTATCTGTTCCAGTTCCTCCCTGCGTTTGTTACCGGCCCTGTCCGGATATAAAACAATACGTTTGTTCCGACAGTCACGCCCGAAAAACTCATAAACCTGTCTAGCAAGCTCCGGCTGCTCATCCGGATAGAAACAGAAGAACTCTTTCAACAGCCTGAATTCCTTCCCGTACTTTTTGGGTTGCCCACATACCAGGCTTGAGAAATGTCCGGGATCATACCCTATATACAGCGGAGCGCTCTTGTCGTAGTATTTCAAATAACGGGCAGTGATGATAAAGTGATCCTTCAGATCAAGCTTCATGATAGAATCATAAATATACCCGTCAGAGAATTGATGCTTTTCTTTATCATAATTTGCAAAGAACTTGTTAACCACAGACTTATGACGGACAGCACATATAGCAGTAAGAAATTCGTCCATATCCAATGTGTCAAGCTGAGTTTTAAAAAACTTAGGTCCCAATATGTCTTTATTGACAAATGAACTGGCCCGGATATACAATGTGGCGTTGCGCCGCATATCAGCCAAACGCGGTGTCCACATGGATATCTGTCTGTCATACTTTTTCAGTTCCAGGCGTATCTTTTCAAGCGTGACCGGGTTGGTGGTATTCTTCTGGGCGGTAAAAAGTTCCATTCTTTTATAAACCGCTTTGTTCACATGAACGGCTACTGTGGCTATTTCGGAAAGAAGCTGAGGATTGTTCTGATCCTCATATCGTTCAAACCAGTCGTCCTCATTCAAATCCACACGGGCAGTATCAGAAACCCCAGTCCATCCCTGGTAATACGGGCTTTTACGTATTTCCGCAGAAGATCCACGAAGAGAAGGAAACAGACGTGTCTTGAGTTTCTCTCCGTCATTGTGTTTCATTTCTTCTACAAAAGCATGAACACCACTTCTACCCGCCACTGAGTCCGGCTGGTCAGAACTTACCAGCTGGATATGATGACCGTTCCGGAACAGGATGCTATGCTTGGGATAAGAAATTGGATAACGCGGCTTCCGGAAATGCTCTGGAATCTTCGACTCTCCCGCAATATAGTCAATGCCATATTCCAGCATACAACGGGGACGGCCGTTAACCGTAATCTGCCTGGAAAAAGCAGCCTGAATGTTAGGCCATATATTGGTAAGCAACGCAACATAGGTACGATGCGCTAAAAATGACAACTCGGCCGGCATACTGTCTGCCACACGGACAATGCGGTTTACTGTAACCTCACTCGTCTTACCTGACGCACGTGCAGCTTCCACCACCACTTTGTTAGGGTCAAGAAGATTGACCATTACCTGCATGGAATTCATGTAGATACGTTCCATCTCCATTGAAAAATCATCATTGGATATATCGTTCTGACTCATGATTACTCTTCATTTAATATTTCCTCTACATCCTGAATATCGGCATCCCGCAACAAGCGTTTCTTTTCCCTCTTATCAATAGGAAGACCGTCGATAAGTTGGATATAAAACCCTTCGTTATGCTTACGCGCTATCTCTTTCAGTGATTTGCTTTCCAATCCCATATCTTCCGGACGGAGGTTAGGATCAATAATGAAAGTAATACCAAGATTGGTAGCAGCCTCTGCTATCTGGGCGGCACGAATCCGATGCTCGCTGGCTCTTTCGATACATGCAGCCATCGTTTTCATATCCCCCTTGGCCGCACATAACTGCGCCATGGATTCCAGCTTGTCCGCATAGTGATTCTCCCATACCTTCTCGCTGACATTGTTATCGACATTAAAATAATTAATGGCTTGATAGATACGTTCCTTGCAGGTACGTTCATCTAAAGCCAACTTCTGCTCCGCATTAATGCGCAGACGCAATTTCTTGGAAGCACGGGTTATATTCGGCTCATATTCATATATTTCTGCCGCCCATTGTATTTGTTTCAAAAATTTCTGCACATCTTCCGGAATGCCATTACACTTTCCGGTAGTGAGAAATCCTGAAATCATATCGGGATGTATCTTATCAAGACGCTCAAGTACGGTCATATTCCAAATAGCTCTTTACGCAAATCTTTAAAATAACGTTCATTCTTTCTCTCTTCAAGAAGCTCAATAGCATCAATGTCCCCGTTTTCCGCTTTCTTCGCCAGTTCCATATCAATATTCTTCTCTCCTTGAGCCAGTCCCGACTCATAGGTTTCGTAGAACACATCTCCCGGCAACGACAGCCGGACAGCCAATGCCATCTGCATATTTCGTGGCAACTCCAACAGGCGGCACACGCGCTCACGGCTATACCCCATAATGGCATAGGTGCGTACCCGTGGCAGATAATCATCGCTGACAATCACAATATCCTTATTCCCAGTCATAGCAAACAGCATATTAATACTGAAATACCGGCTATCATCCCTACCATGGTAAGGAACAGGGAAACAGCCATAAAATCAACCTTTAGTTTTTTCATTGAGTATGTCTCTAAACAAAGTTTCACGATCACGATACTTGCGTAACAAATTCCTGTCCTGTTTCCGTCGGGATTCACGTTCGGGATTTTTCAAATACGCTTCATAACGCCGTATACTGTCAAGCACATTGCGGTGTTTGCGGAGAAATTCCTGAGGATCCTTTTCAAGAATGGAAGCCAGCAAGGCACGTTCACTGCGCCCTGCTATAAGAGGATGAAGGAAACGGAAAGAACCGGTATCATTATAGGCTCTAAGTTCTGAGAAAGCCTGCAAATTACGGATGCGAAGACGTACAAGGGAAAATATATCATCTTTGGTAATATTGTCAGCATCCATACGTTCGTCTATCTGTTTCATCCGTTTCCAACTTACAACACGGTCATTATAGATAAGGGTGGCAGTCTGTACATTCTCATCATCAAGATTATCCCAGTCAATAGCGGGATATTCTTCATGCTTCTGTACTTTCCTTAAACCTCTTTTTTTTTCTCAAAGTCCAAAGATGTTTCCGCCTTTTCCGCACGAAATTCCGATTCCTCTACTCTTTCCTGCAATTCCTGCACCGTATCTTTCGTTTCTTTCAATTCGGCCGATTTCTCCTGCAATTCCTGCACCGTATCTTTCGTTTCTTTCAATTCGGCCGATTTCTCCTGCAATTCCTGCACCGTATCTTTCGTTTCTTTCAATTCGGCCGATTTCTCCTGCAATTCCTGCACCGTATCTTTCGTTTCTTTCAATTCGGCCGATTTCTCCTGCAATTCCTGCACCGTATCTTTCGTTTCTTTCAATTCGGCCGATTTCTCCTGCAACTCGTGTACTGTTTCTTCCAATTTCTCCTTTACCGAGCTGACAGGATTGCGCCGGTTCTTTCTGATCTGTTCTGCCGTTGCATAATCAAGCAGAAGATAAAGAATCTTGTTTGCAAAACGTTCAGGTGATCGCTCCCATGCAGGCAACACAGGCGCATCAGGATTAATACTCCGTAAAAGCTTCAGATCGGCCGAAGCGGCGTACTGGTTCTGAAGACGGTTATAATGAAGCTTCTTTTCTTTGAATGAATACATAACTTATCAGTTTAACCGGTGCATGATAATACATTGTAAAACAAGCATATATATCCGCACCGGATTAATTATAAAAATTAGACAACAGTTTGAATACGGGATCCGGCAATCTCAACCAAAGTGTCAGTATCAATTACGCGGAAAGTAATACGGCTTCCAGCACGGGCGGTCCATGTGGCTCCATCCTCAAGAATAAACACATCATTCTCAGCAACTGTAGCCGGATACTCCACACCCTCACCTATAAGAGTTATATAGCGTCCCTTGTCATTGGCCGCCAGACCGGAAACTGTAGCAATAGCCTTAGATGAGGAGGTACAATCAGGAATGGAATACAAGTCCTGTCCCGGCGTAATGGTAAGATTAGTGGCATCCGCCGGATTGGATTTGGCAGGCTGGCGTACAATAGCACCTGTATATTTGTAATACTGTGAAATGGAAGTACGCTGGAACGTAAATGTCACATAACGTCCGTCTGCGTCATGCTTGTTTTCAAACGTTTGAAGAATCATCGGGCGGTCATAAGAACCGATGATATACCACTGGCTTTCTTCAATTTCTTTGAAGAGAATGATAAACTTGCCACCCGCATATTCTTCCGTGAAAGAAAGCAGCTTGTCCCGCTGTCCACCCATAACCGCCACAAACTGATTGGTTCCGGAAGTGGTGATATCCCCCTTCTCACCATTGCCTACAAAAGTGGGGATGGTATGGCACACAAAATACTTCATATACTCACCATTCTTCATCGGAACCTGCCCTACCTCCCTGTTGGCATTGGGAGCCGGAAATAGCTGAGAGTTATCCACCTGGTCAATACTGATCAGATAAATCTGATATGCAATGTTTGATCCATGGGTCTGACGGTCGGACACATCCTCAATATCACCAATATTCATCATTCCGGTAACAGCCATTGACAGCCCGACGGCAGTATCGGCAGAGGATTCAAAAACAAAGCTCAAGGAGAGCACTACAACCAGCACCGCCAGTTGAAATAAAAATATGCGGGAATTAATTTTTGTTCTCATAAATTTTCTGTTTAATAAAAAGGGCGGGCTACCACACCCGCCCCCGATTTAAAAACCTTTTTAATAACCAACCAAAAAAATTATCTAGCTCCAGGTACATTGGGCTGTGCTGTCTTATTGACTTTGCGTACGCCACCAGTGCAGCGTTCCAGCTCAATGAATTTATTCTGACTGTTCAGTATGACCATAAGATAATCTCCTACATTTGTCGGAGTCCATGCCTCGGAAATGCTTTCAAAAGAGCCTGATTTAGGAACACTGGTAACATTGGTCTTATCTCCACATTCTATAATATAAGCCACTCCTTTCTTAGCATTATTTATTGCAGTCAGTTCTTTCGCCGCGGTATTGGTTCCGGATATGAACCAGAATCCTTTCGATGCGTCAGCTGTTGTGGCATCCGCCTCCAAGGTTACGGAAGGTTTATTCAGGAAGATCTGCTGCCACAAATAGTTATTATCCTTCAGCTTGTCGGCAGAAGAGAAATTACGGCCAACAAATGCGGGCGAACATCCTTCTTTCCAGGTAGACCATCCGCGGACCATCTCCATCTGCATTTCTGTCTGCATGGAAAGCATCTCTCCCGGCAGATTCTCAAGGAACTGGATATTACCCGGAACCTGCATCATCATGAACGGCATCTGACCCAGATAAGGCAGCCAGATGATACGCATGTTCGTGGAACTGTCCGGTATGATGTTCAAGTAACTATTAGGCCCTGTAAAGTCCTGCTGTTGTCCATAAGCTTCACGCACATTCTGAATCCACCACTGTTTGTGGTTCTCATTCAGATACATGACATGCTGGTCAAGGCTCATGTCCTCGGACACTTTGGCCAGAATTTCTTTGTAAAATTCCTGTACGGTTTCCAGCATATTGGCATCATCATAAGTGCGGTATGCAACATTGTCGGTCAACAACAGTTTATGTTCGTGGTGTAGACGGATAAGGGTGTAAAGCACTCCGGTACCGGCATTTAGATAGGAACCGGCTACGCCCGTCTCAGGCTTCACATACAAACCTCTCATACGGCGCATATTCTGTTCACGCTGCGCATTCTCAAGAGATCCCATAATGGCATATTCAATCATGGACCATTTGATAGGATCCGAGCCTTCACGGTTAAGGTAGCCTATATACATGCGTTCCAGTTCCTTCATAGGACCGAACTTCATCTTGATCATGGCATCGTCCACATATCCCATCTCCGGTTCAATCTCCATATCACCTTTATAGACCTCGCCTACCTGGTATGCTTGTGACACTTCGCCAAAGAAAGCGTTGAAAATTACATCACGATCCTGAATACCGTAACGAACAGGGAAATACTGGGTAAGCTGGCGAATGGAAAGCACACGGGCGATAATGGCATCCTGACGACGGATAAGATACTGATCTCCACCCTTCATCCCCGTAACCTGGGAATAATCAGCGGCAAACTCACCCGCCGCCAATTTTTCCGGGTTTAGCTGGTTGTGAGACTGCAAATAACTGTAACGCTCGGCCAAAGAAGAAGAATAGGCTTCCACTTCGGCTCCGAAAGACGCGGCTATCTTCTTATCCCCCAGACGCTGATCTGACGCAGGATTGGCCGTGAACCGATTCCATGGCTTATCCATGGAAAAGAATTCGTTCTCAATACCGAAAAGGAATTTCTCACGGTCTCCGGAACCTGTAAATCCTACAACCGAACCGGCAACCGTAGCCATAGGAACATCATCAGCCGCATGATTACCCATGGCCATGAAGGTAGCGGATACAGCTTTCGCCATATCAAGCACCTGCTGTGCGGTAGGCTGCTCTGTTTTCGTATCCTGTACTCCATGCGCGGTAGCGCCTTCCGCATTTTGTTCCGGGTTGATCAATCCTGACAATACACTGAACGCCTCATTGATCTGTGCCTGGTCGGGAACGGCACGCTGTTCATCCTGATAGGCCTGCATATCGGCATGAAAATCCGTTCCGAATTCCTCATGGTAGGAGGCAAAAAACTGTTTCCATTCGTCCGGCGTAAGAGCCTTCAGGGATTCCTCGGAGCCAGCAAAACCAAGCTTCTGAAGAATTTTCTGTACGTTTTCTTTAAATTTCATTGTGATACTAATTAAATTATACTTAATAACTGGCTTTTGGCCCGCTGAATGTCGGCATACTCACGCCCCAGACGGGATGCTTCCAATATGGCTTCTGTCAGAGTGGCCCTTGCATCTATCAAACCTTTTCCGATCGCTTCGTCCGTAAGGTAAATCTCCCCGCGAAGGGCAGGCTCATCATCCGGAGCATCCTTAAGTGCCGGACGGGTGGAACGAACTTCGGACAAGAACATATCATTAAGAGGATTCAACATACGTTCCACATACTCATCACCCTTACCTGAAGCCGCGTCATCCATTAACTTGGTCTTAAGATCCGATGCGGAAGCATGATATGTATGCACCTCTATACCCATTTTCTTGAAATATCCGGAATAGTCCCAGACCTCGGCCATTGTCCCAATGGATCCTATCTTGTCATAACCGGTAGCAGCAAAAATTTTAGTGCCATGACAGGCTATGAGATAGCCGGCAGATGCACATACGCGCTCGGCCAAAACAACCACTGGCTTACTCAATGCTTTCATAGTCCCGGAGAGGCGATCCATATAAAAAGCCTCGCCTCCCGGACTGTCTATATGAACAAAATGTGCAATGATGGCAGGATTGGACTCGGATGCCAGCAGATCCTTCTCAAACTGTTTACTGGAAAAACGCCACCAACTGTTTGATGTGATTATACCGAATACGGGATAGTAAGCAATACTGTTATCGGGAAGTTCTTCAGAAGCATAATCGGAAACGATGCTGATATTCTTGTCAGGAAAAGCCATGCAGACCTGAGAGGAGCATAAATCCAAAGCACCGGAAACCACCTCGGTATACAGCATATCAGCATGTCCCTTTTCCGGAGAATCGGAATCTTGAATATTAGGAAACGCTTCAGCTACGGCAGAGGCGTAACCATCTGCCGTAATGAGCAATCCTTGTCGGGATAAGAGAAGCTGCTGAAGATATTTCTGTGACTGTATCATTCTGTTTTTTGTTTTTACAAAAATATCCATACCTTATATATATAAAAAAGACTATAAGACGGGCGGTTTCAGCATGATGCACTTCATTATGAGCCGTGCAGAATTAAGCTGGGGAGACAGGCACACCCTAGCAGGAATGTCAGCATCTCCAACCCCATAGCTTTTTCCGGAAGTATCACGAAAATACAATATACCGGAACGGAAGATGGAAAACTCCCTCAATATACCGCTATCAGGGCGTGATATGACAAGTTCCTTGTCACAATTGAAACTGGTTCCCGAAGCATTGTCCGAAACCGCAGGTTCAAATGAAAATTCCTCGGCCAGAAAAACATATTGTTCCTGATTCATACCACCTGAGGGGACAAAAGTAACGACAATAGAGAATTCTTTATTTCGCTGATTCATAACACTTTGATAATTAATAAGTTCGCCATTTACCGCCATATAGAGGACAGTTTTACCGTCAAAACGGACAAAACGATACACTTGGTCGGTTGTTGATTTAATATTATTTAACCATGTTAGATAACCTGTATCATATCCTTCTTTCTTTCGCGGCGGGCTTTCCGTTTACGCAAGTTCTCACGCCACCGATAATAGTTCTTCAACAGTGCTTCTTCAGATACGGATTCAATGCCATAGGTGCACAGAAACTGGTAGACAACGGCATTGTTATCGAACAGGTGTCCGCGCTGGTCATTATCCAACAGGGTGGCGTGCAGCTCCTCGTTGAACTCACGACGGATGGCAAGTTCTATATACGTCACCGCACGCGCGGACAGATAGTTGTACACTTCGGGATTCTTTCCCTCGCGCCGGTTAGGAAGGGCCAATACAATATTTCCATCCGAATGCGGCATATTATTTGGACGACGGGACATATAATTCCATATCACATGGTACAAATCAGAATTGTCGGGAATATTTATCGGATCATTTGAACCTGAAGCATATTTTCCGCGCAAATATTCCGCCAAATAGGGAGTGATGTTAATTGTGGTAGTGATCATACTTTTATTTTTTTTAGTTGAAAGTTCTTATTTTTGCGACCAACAGACCAACAGACCAACAATAGGCTATTAGTATAAAACAAAGTTAGTGATTTTCAGCCAATAAACAAACTATACCTTGTATATTTATATTGTTGGT